GATAGAGGGCCAGACTAAAATTATTCTTATCTAGACCGAATGAACCAGACTCGCTGACAATAGCAGAACCGCTGCCATCGTCTACGTAAGAGGCGGTGCTTCCGCCAACTCCATAACCACCGCTTGACGTAGTTACATTTAAAGTCGAAAGCGTGTCGCTAATTTCAGGCGCGCCTTCTGACAGGTTAACCGCCCGGAAGGCCACCGTGTTTGTAGCACCAAGCAAAAGGTTCGTGCGCGCCGTAGCCGTGTTAGCCAAGCCGCTTAAGTTGCCCGCCTTGCTTAGATAGTCCGAGGCCGCCGTCGTGGCATCGAGCTTCAGATTCAGCGCCGACTGCAAGTCAGTCTGGGTCGAAAGCGTCCCGGTGATGGCGCCCCAGGCTACCGAGGTCGCAGGGGTGACGCCGCCCACATTGACCACCCAAGAGGCGTATGTACCCGACCCGGTGTGGTGATTAACGTCCACGGTCAGGACGCCAGTGCCCGAGTTGTAGGTCAGCACCTCGCCTTGCATATGGTTGGAGGCGTTGTAAGAAATCGTGATGTTCTGGGTCGGCGTGTACGAGAGGCCCGTGCCGATCGTGAAGGTCTTGTTGCCGTTGCTGACAGTGTTGCTCGTCGTCGAGGTCGTCAGGTAGCGGTCGCCGAACGCCTGGGCCTTGACGTAGGCCGTGGTAGCGATGGAGGTATCATTATCAGAGGTCGCCGGGGTCGGGGCGGTGGGGTTGCCCGTGAAGGTCGGGGAAGAAAGTGGGGCGTACGGAGTCAGCGCCGTGATGTCGATGAATCCGCTTGGGTTGGTCTGGAGGTAGTACGTCGAGGCCGCAGCCGAAGTCGTCAGGTATGCGCTCAGGTCAACCGACAGGACACCCGAGCCAACCGCCAGAGGAGCGGTTACGCTGGTAATGAAGTCAGAGGGGAGGGTCAGCCAGCCAGTGTCGTAGGAGGTTGCGGATAATTTCTGGAGCACCTGCCCGGTACTGCCGCCAGCCGCCACGCCTGCACCCGTCGCCCCAGTAGCACCAGTCGCCCCGGTGGCACCCGTTGGCCCTTGGGGCCCTGGGACGCCGACGCTGCCCGACAGCGTGCCAGTGACCGTGCCGGTGACCGTGCCGGTGATGGTGGACTGGTCAGCCGCAAAGGTGCCAGAGATGGTCCCGAAGGTCGAGGCCGTCGAAGTGATGATCGCGTCGGGCATGGTCTTAGACCGTGACGGAGTCGATGACGTTGACGCGGAAGATTTCGGTACGGCTCACCGTCGAGCCAGGGAAGACGAACTTGATGTCCCAACGGGCTAGGCCCAGCGCCCAAGAGGCCGTGGAGCCAGTGTAGGCCACCGTGAAGGACAGGCCGTCGCCGGCAACCGTGACCGTCATCGCGTACTCGTTGAAGTCGCGGTCCTCGAGGGTCGAGGTGATGGTCGTGGCAAGCAGGTTCACAGGGCCAGTCGCCCCGGGCGTCCACGTGAAAGTGCAGGCGAAAGTGTTGCCCTGCGACAGGCTTACTTGATTGGTGCAGCTCATCGGGTCTTATCGTTGCGGGAGTTGGAAGGGGGGTGGGGGGGGTTAACTGATCTGCACCAGTTTACCGATACTAATGAGCGGGTAGCCACAGAAACCCGGCACATTGACCGAGCCTGTCTCCATAGCGGCAGTAATCACAAAAGAGTCGTTTGGCGGGGCAGGCTGAAAGACAACAGTTTCCCCTGTCAGTTCACCCACGTAGGTATCATGGTCGAAGCCCACTATCCCTACGTCCGTGCCTGTAGCGGGAAAGGGGTCTGTGCTCAGAAAAATGTAGGGTAGCAAAAAGTTACCAATGTCTGGCACTCCTGGCGAAGTAAGAAGATTGAATCCGCCCTTTAACCAGCCGCTTCCAGTTGCCGCTGACTTGAAATAGTTACCGCCGATTCCTGTGTTTACCGTCCACGACTGGTTAAAGTCCTCGGGCGGTAAGTCTCGGAATGTTACATTGATATAATTCGGAGAGATATTATCGATTTGAAACTGACCAGCGGCGGTCCGAAGCTTGCCCCACGTGGACAAACTCCAGCCGCTTGCGCTCGGTGCTCCGATGAGGTAGCCCATTATACGCGGGCGAAGTAGTATTGCGCTGTCTGCGTTCCCAGCTTGAGGCGGTCAGCCCACAGCGAGCCGGTGACAATCTGCGTGACGGTCGAGCCGTTGACAGTGGCGATAAGGATATAGCCGTCCGTGTCCGTGTCCGCAGGGATTGTCGCAGAGATGGCCCAAGCAAAGTTAGTAGCGTCCGGGAAGTTCGGCGAGAGGTACGGATGCCTGATGTATACGTCGTAAGCGCCGGTCGTGACCGTGATGGTGCTGGCGATGTTCCCAGGCGTGACGTTGTTGGTCGCACCAGTGACGATGCTGTACGTGTCGGAGCCGCCAGCCGTGCCGACAAACAGGACCTGATAAGGATGGCTTGCGGTAGGCTCGTTGATGCACTCTCCGCCGTCGTAGTCGACAGGGATGGTCGTGGCGCCGGTCATGTTAAACATACCGTCCGTCGAGACGTCGCCCGTAAACCCAGTGCAGGCCACGCACTCGGCCTTGTTCACAATCTGGTCCCAGCTTGCGGCGAAGTTCACGTTGTACGGATCGTCGGCTTCGTCTTCCCCTGGCACGTTGCGCAGCTGAACCATGCCCGTCTGCATCGGGGTCGTCAGGTCGATGTTCCCGGTGTAGTACTGGGTGATGTCGAAGTCGTAGGTGAAGGCGGTGACGCCAGCCGTGTTGAAGGTCAGGAGCGGGGCGTTTAGGCCAGCCAGTTCGTTGCAGAAGGTGACGTAGTAGGAGCCCTCGGTCGTGCGGCTTACCTCGACGTTGCCCGCGAAGCCAATGACCACAGGCTCGCCATCCACCGTGAAGGTAATCGGGGGGATGGAGTTTAAGCACTCCGCCAGCGTCAGCTCGTTGGAGTAGATAGGGGCAATCGCGTCCCAAAAAGTAGTGACGGGGAAAGGGATGACAGAGGTCGAACCTCCGCAGCCGATGTAGGCCACGCCACCAGACGCCTTGCCGATGAGGCTAATGTGCTGGACTTGGTTCTGGACTAGCGGGATGCCTGGGCGCTCTTCGCCGCCGACCATGGAAAACGTGTTTGCGGAAGGCGTGATGGTGGCAATCGCCTTGTAGTTGTAGCCCAACTTGCGAGGGTTTAGCCAGGAGGTGTGACAATGGCCCCAGTCGAGGGGGAGGCCAGTCGACGCGTGGTCGTAGCCGGTCATCTTCTGGACGTTCATTGTCTGGACAAAGATTGAGGGGCCGGGGTCAACCGCGACCTTGTTCGTGTCGGTGCTGTTCGACGCGGCAATCAGGGCCAGCGTCGGGAGGCCAGTGTTGACCACCGAGGACGAAGAGAAAGGCGCAACGCCCACGTCCACGTCCCACTTAAAAGCCCAGAGGGTCAGCGGGTCGTTAGTGTCGCTCAGCTCATAGCCGCCACCGTCTTCCATCCACCACGTCAGGGAGTAGGATGGCTCGTCAAAGGGGAAGGTTGGATAGAGGTCACCGTAGTTGCGGGTTCCGCTTGGGCAGATTTGCACCTTGTTGGCGAAAGCCTGCATGATGCGAGTGTCAGCGCCGGACTTGATAATCGGCATCGGGCCTGCCGTGTAGTCGATGGCGCCGACTGCAATCTGGAGATAGCGCTGGCCGTTGATGGTAAGTATCTGACACTCGAAGGGGGCAGGGTCTCCGCCTGAGCCCGTACCGTAGACCAGCTGCTCGGGGAGGCTTGAGTTGCCTAGGACAAACTCGGGGGCGAAGACTAGCGCGTCGCCGATGGGGGGAACCCAAGGCTGGTTGATGTCCAGAGACGTGCCCTGGCTAGAGGCTACGAAGTTAAAACCATTCCCAGGCTGGATGGTCATGGCTTAGATGTTTACGTAGACGCTTGAGTCCCAGCCAACCCTTGAGTAGCGGATTTCGTACATAACTTTATAAAGTGAACCGAACTCCTCGACGTTGACCTGCGAGAGAAGGTTGCTGTTTCCTCCACCAGATCCAGCGCCGACGATTGCCCAGTCAGGGATCAGGGTCCATGTGCCGAAGTCGGTTGTGCCTGTTGCTGAGTTTAGGTAGCCTAAGATGTCGATAACATAAGCCGCGTCCTTCATGTAGATGACGCCAGAATAGGTCGTAGTCGTGGCAAGGTAGTTAGTCTTTCCGTAGTAGTTAGGGTAGGCCGGGTCAACGAAGCCGATAAAGCGGCCACCGAGTTCAGACTCAAAGCAGGCGCCGTTGTCGCCGATGTAGGACTGCTTCTTTGAGATGATAATGGTCTTGCCAGAGATGACCTGAGTGACGAAGTCGGCAGGGTCTTTAATTTCAACCAGCGGGCCGAGATCTGACTGGACGTAGGCCGTGCCGGCAATCGGGCCGGTGGTGAATGAGGCGTCTGCGTTGAAAAAATTAGGATGCGTGGTCAGGTTCTCAGTCGTCAGGCCGTTGGCCGAGGAGGTGTTTGCCAGTGTGTATTCACCCTCGTTGATGGCCGTGTCGATGCCGACATAGTCCACGGTCAGGGTGGCGATCTCTAGGTTGTCATAACTAATTTTCCACTTGTCGAGTTTTAGATAAGAATAGTCTGGGTCTGGGTGGGCGCTGCCTTTGACAGCAAACGCGTCGATGTCGAAGAACGCGTCTACCTTGTAGACGGTCGTTGAGGTGTTAAGGCCGAAGCCGTCAGCCACCACGGTCCAGCCAGGCTGGAGGAGGGCAGTAGTTAGGGGGTCTCCCTGAGAGATGCGTGCCATAAAGTTAGGTGGTCATGGTTGTCTGTTCAACCTTGGTAAAATCGATTGGTACTCCGCCGCCGCCGGGATTGGCTAGGATTTCTAGGAGCGCGGTTTGCTTGCGGGTCTCTTCGAGCTGCATGGTCATGGCCTCGATGACCGGGTTGGCGCCCACGCCGACGACATTGGAGAATCCCTCGGGGCCCTTGAAGGTGGTGCCCTTGGCCTTGGCGGCATCGTCGGACTCCTTCTGGGCGGCGGTCTGGGCGGCGGCGGCGGCGGCGGCTTCGGCTTCGGCAGCCGCAGCTGGGTCGTTCTTCATGTCCTCTGCGATAAGTAACTGAACTTGGTCTTGAACGGCCTTCTGTTTGTTAAAGCCGACTTGGTTATTCAAAGGGTCGCTCATTGCTTTAAACTGAAGCTCTTTAAGCATGGCCTGCCCCCTTGGATCCTTTTCAAGAAATTGTTGCGTTGTGGTTTCGCGTTGAGTCTTAGCTTCGTCAATTGTTGCCTTGGTCTTTTTTTCCTTGTTGGCTTTGTTTGCGAAATATTTGTCCTCCGCAGACATTAAAGCATTAGTGCCAGCAATAGCCGCATCGTTGGCTTCCTGTTGTTTTTTCTGGTTTTCCTCAATCATCTTACCAATAAACCCAATAGCAGCGCCAATGAGCGCCATAGGTCCAAGGAATGAGAGAAAGATGTCTTTGAAAGATGTGCCAAACTTTTTGCCAATGTCAGCAACCTGTTTGCCGAATCCAGTTGTTGCCGCCTCGGCACGTCCCATCGCCTGCGGGACGTCGGAGGTGGTCTTGATATTGACTGTCAGTTCTTGGGCCATCGTCAGGGGGTTTCCTTTGCAGGATTGGAAGCGGGCGCCGCCTTGTCCTTGGCTTCCTCCTCGGCCATGTAGGCTTCCTCCTCGGGCGACATGATCGCCACGTCCGCACCCTTGGAGATAGCCAGGGCGGAGTTAAGCCATATGGCCTGACACTCCGGCATCTCCCAAGCCCGCTTCTCCTCGATGCCGTTGGCGATAAGGTTGGCGACGATGGACAGAGGCCACGGGACACCCTTGCTCCCTCCGCTGCTCTTCTTGGCCGTCTGCTCCCAGAACTTCGGCCAGTCTTGGACTAGGATGTACCCGGCGAAGGCTTCGAGCAAAATACTAAACTTTGCTTCATTGGCGCTGATCCAGTGAATACGCAGTTTATCCTTCCAGCCCAGTTCGCCGAGGGGTTCTTCGGCGCACACTTGGCAAGCGAAGATAAGGTCGGCAGGCGTCACGCCGCGAGAGCCTGTCACCAGCGGGGAGTCGAAGGCCATCAGGCGCACCCGGTACTTGAGGCACCATGGGTACATGGAACGACCCAGCAGCCGAAAGGGAGCCGGGTCGATAAAGGCCGCGAGGAACCGTTTGTCCATGCCGCCTAGTGTAGCCCACTTGGGGCTAAGTCAATTAGGCAGGCGTAATGCCTTCGTAGTCGATAGCCGTGATTGAGACGGTCGTGAAGCCCTTGTTCTGGCCCTTGTCGTCAATCTTGGTAATCGTGCCGACGAATGAGGCCGAAGCCGAGCCGGCAGGGTAAGCCGACAGCGTGTTAAGGGTAAAGGTCAGGACGGCGCCGAGCACCGGAATCGATGACGTTTTTGCGATGCCCTCCACGGTTAGCTCACTCTTTCGGTCGTCGAGCCTATGGGTCTTGGTCAGGCCAGTCTCGTCGACCACCGTGGCTTCAGCGTTAAAGGAGGACGAGAGCGAGTAGGACTGGACGAACAGATTGCCAAACGTACCGTTGGCGATGCCGTAAATGCAGGTGGTTCCGTTAGAGATGGCGGCCATTTGAATATGCTCGGTTTGGTAACCTTACGCGGGGAAGACGGCCAGTAGGTCGAACGTGAACGAGGTCGCCCAGGAGCGCTCGTCGATACCCTCGTCTTCGGACTGCATGGTAACGTCATAGCAGGACGCGTCGCCAGTGGCCGTGAAGGCCGCCTTGATGGAGGTCAGGTCACGCATATTCCCGGACAGGGCGGCGCAGCGGAGGCGGTGATCGGCGAGGGTCGTGTCGTCGGCGTTCGAGAAAAGCGTGATGCGGACGGAGCAGGAGAAGTTGCCTTCGCCTTCGGGCAGGTCGGACGGTGCCTGGGCAGACTCGCAGACGACCACGGCCTTGGGCAGGGTCTGGGTGGCGGCGTTGTCCCCGGTCAGGAACGTGACGGTGGTCAGCCCGGTCTGGGTCGAGAGGTAGGTCGCGACGGTGGCCTCGACGATGTGACGGATGGATTTAGTGCCCATGGTTATGATTTGTTGTTAAACTTGTTGATGTCGAGCTGGAGCAAGTGGCGGATGCGTCCGGGCATTGCCTTGACGCGGTAGCCGTAGACGAGGCCGAGGACACCAGCCTGATCGGCGATGCCGTTGATGTTGCCTTTGCTGTTGGTGATTGTGACTTCGGCAACCTTGTCGGTAAAGGTGGAAGTGTTTCGACCAGGGACTGAGGTGTGCTTGGCAACCCACGCGGTCTTGAGCAGTTCGACCCCGAAGTCTTTGGGGACTCCGTTAATCATGGGCTTGGCAAGGGAGCGAAGTGCCATGACCCAACCGGACTTGATGGCGCCGACGGTCTGCTGGCGCTGGGCGACGTAGGTCTCGATGTCTGCCTTGTTCTCGGCGACATACTTGAACATCCAGTTGATACCGCTGACGTTGCGGCCTTGCTTCCAGAGACGCCCGCCGGTGCGGTTGTATACAGGTTTAAAAGCCGCGTTAATTTCGCCCGGGCTTTGCAAGTAAGTCTGATTGAGGGACTCGTTAGCGACCTTGGTGCCAATCCTGTTGAAGTAGTTCCGCAGCTTCTTGAAACCCCAGACGGTTCCGAAGCCGTTGTAACGGTCGGAGAGTACCTTAGCCAGGAAGGGATTACCGTTTAGGATGCTCGAGCCCTTGGCCGCTACCTTCCAGAAAAGGGCGGGGTTGTCGCTAAGGGACAGGGAGCCGAGGCGCTTGATGAGCCGGGCCTGTTGGGTCTTCTTGGTTCCGCCAGTCAGCGAGGTAACGACCTTGCCGACGTCGCGGTCAACGGCCTTCTCACCAGCCTTCGCAGCTGAGGCGTCTAGACCCCTGCCTCCGCCCTTAGCCAGGGGAGGCGTAAACCTTGCCGCGTCTTGGCAAGCCAAGGCGGCCTGCTCGAGCGTGGCGTCCTTCAGGGTCTGCTTGGACCTAGTCGCGTACTTCTGGATGGCGGCAAGGAAGTCAGCCTGAGACTTAGGCTCAATGGTGACCTTGACCACGGCTTTACTGGTTATCGTCGATGACGACGAGCGTGATCCATGCCGACCCGGGCTTGTAGGTCTGGGTCGTGATGCGGACGGTCTTGCCGCCAGCGACAATCTTCTTCCCCTGCCCTAGGCTGGCGATGGGGACGCCTGCCGACAGTAGGGCCGCCGATGACCCCGTAGAGCCGTCTGGGAGGGTCCAGGAGGCCGTTACAGCGGGCATCCTGACCGAGTACTGGGTCCGCTCCATGTACCCACCTGCTTCGAGGACGGTCATCACGGCGGGGTCGGAGATAAGGCACTGGAAGGTGATGGCCCCAGAGTTGGCGGTTCCGGCCACGCCGAAGTCCGCGATCATCTCTTTAGCGTCAGCGAGAAAGTCAGCGTAGAGGCTCATCCTATCAATGCCCCGTTTGGGAACT